ATTTAAACATCTCTCTTGCTTCGTTAATGCTTTGACCGTTGCTTGCAATAACCATGTTTACAGCTTTATAAACTTTGAATTCCTCGCCCTCTTCAAGCGGATCATTCTCAAAGTTAAATGAATCACCATAAAACTCAAGAGCGTCAGATGCATCAAGCCAATCTGAATATTTAGCCCCATTCAAGCTATTATTGTCAGTCATACCACCCAAAATATGCTCAAAAAACTTACTCATATCATATTTCCTTTTTTAATAATGTGATGCAGTTCACATATTAATAATATAGATTAAATTACATTTAATGTAAAGCTGATTAGTGAGATAGCTTATTATTTATGTATTGTGGTCCTGATAGTCTTTGACTAAATCGCTCAATTTAAGTAAATTACAGGCAAGTTGAGACATCAAGTGATCATCCTCGGTATGCTCCACTTCCTCAAGTAGCCTTTCTTGTAAACAGTCTCTTATACGCTCTACAGTTAGCGCAGTCTCTACCGGCTCAGGCTCTTCTATATTGTGCTTTATTGCTCTAAAATACTCTCTGTAGTCTCTATTTGATTCATGTAGCGCTATGCGTTTAAATTGCAACTCGTCTTCAAGTTCCTCAACTTTCTTTTCAAGAATTGATATTTTATTGTCTCTTGACTGTATCCCTTCTTTAAGCAGACTTATAGAGCGCTCACAATCAATCAAGTTTTGATCAATTACATTAACACCCTCACCTGAATCAATGTATTGATTCAGCTCTTGTATATGCCTATTCTTTAATTTTATAATCTCAAGATTCTTTGAGATTCCGCACTCTAAGCCCTCTATTTTTTTATTTAATACGACGGCATCAGCAATATAACCAGGCATAATAGCTATAATAGATTCAAGTCTATTAATAGATTCATCCTCATTATTTAAAACCCAGCAATCTAAAACCTCTTGCAAAAACTCTTTGTCTGTACTCATACCAAATTATCCTATATTATATTTATCACAATAATGAAAAGGGCCAATTAAGGCCCGTTTTATTTGAAGTACTGCTTACCTATGAATGGGCTTTGCACAGCCTATTCTTAGTTTTTTTATGACTCGCATAAACTAAACCTTTTCTTCAGTATGCTTATACTTAATAAGCTTCTCTTCAACTTTAGCAACCGCCTCAACGCTTTCAACACCGGCAGCAGATGCCTTTTTAATTGGAAACTTTTTCCAATCGCATTGCTTTGGTAGCTGTGATGCCGCTATTATTGTTACTGCCATTACTATTGTTTTAATCATCATACGTCCCTCTATCCTTTTTAGTTAAACAAAATTTACTATTTAAAAAACAATATTATTACTGATACCACGACAGCTAAAGCAATCGCCTTAAGCATCTTCAATAATCACCTCCTTTAAGTCTTTTAGAACTTGCTCCATTTCATAACGTCGCTCATATTGAACGCTATTATACTTATTGATTCGCGTAATCTCTCGGCTCAATCTATTACACTCTTCACTTAACTTATCAAACGAAGCTGCAATACAAAGCATTATCCAAAGTACACCACCAACACAAACAGCCATAACTGCATAAACTAATTGTATGTCACTCATTGCATAGCATCCTTTTCTTTATAATGAGTTCTCAGTATGCAACATATCATTGCAGCGGAAGTAATATTGCCCTCGCCTCTTCTATAGCGTCCTATTGTCTCTCTCGTTGGAGAGTTGCCGAAAAGTATTGTCCCTAAAACCTTCTCAGCTTGATAATCACTACCTGCACGCATAATCAACCCATTTAATTCTGCCTGCAATTCCCTCGGAAATTCTTTCATAATCAATCCCTTTAGCTTACCTGTTCTTGAGTTCCTAAAAACAATGAGTTTTGCAGGTCAACAACTTTATCATTCAAAGTTATGTTCTCTATATTCAGATCAATGATTGTTTCAAACTGTAAAGCGTTTAAGTCCTCTACACACTTAAGCTCTGCTTCCAACTGCTCTATCCTTGCTTGCATTTCCGGCTTATCCATTTTATTCACCTAAACTGAATGAAGTTTGTTTTCAAAAATACCGTGTACTGTCGCCTCACCTTCTGCAAACATCTCAGTAGCAAGCCTAGCCGCTCTCTTACCTGTCTGTCTATACCATTTTGATAGAAGCATTTCCATAGCCGCACGCCTGAAATTGCAAGTGTGAACTGCCGCAATCATTCTTTTAAATTTACTCAATCTAGTTCGACCTAGATTAAATGCCATGTTTATTAAAACATGCTTAACTCTTTTCGGAAGATAATCCCAGTTATTAAATATTGCTTCACAATCATCCTCAGCTTGAACAATATCTTCATTGTAAAGCGCTTCGACAAACACAGGAGTAACAACCGCATCAAGAGGGATGCCGTCAGAAGGAACTACAATATGCCCTATTCCTATCGTGCTATACCCCATACTATCCTCATAAACTTTATAGCTGCACCCTTCGTCAATAATTAATTGTTTTTTTAATTCATCAAAGTCAATCATCACCCATTCCCCTTTTTTTAATAGATATAGTCACCGAGGTTAATAAGCCCCTTAAAAGATGCGCTCGAATCTGTCATACTTTATGCATCCCCTCGGTGACTATATTTAAAATGTAGCATTAAATTAAATTTAATTCAAGGGAATTGTATTTAATTTAATGGAATTAAATAAATAATCAATATTCGTTTGAGCGTCTAAGTTACTTTCAGATTGAAGCTCTCTTATGCGCTTGTCTATAGCGTGCTCAACAACAACAGAGCCGCTTTTAATTACTCCGTTTTTTAATTCGTGTAACAGTGCCCCCAAATCAACTAAAGACATATCTGCCAAGTCCTCGCTTTTAAAATGCATAACACTCCCCCATTATTTTAATTTTTCTATGATGAAAATTAACCTCAACTCTATGCTCCATCTCTTTTGTAAGATAATTACCTCTTTTTGCGTTATCAACACAAACCCTTGCGCAATCTATATGATTATTAGTAGAACAGCTTTTTATAATTTTTATTAATTTTTTTTCAACTTTTAACAATTCCATAGCCAATCTCCTACATTCCGTTATGATATCGTTATGCTACGATAAACCTAGATTAACAACGATTTAATCTAAATGCAATACATAAGAAAACCAGAACAACTTATAAAAAAATAAATACATCCAAGTATAAATATACACACAACGTTTATGTTAAAAGGAATTTATTATGGAGATGGTTGGACGTGTAAAGCCTAGCGAAGCAAAGCTGCTAGGAATCAATAAGTCGGCAATACTGTGTCAGTTTAGGACGTGGTTAGATGCAAGTAAGCGGGGCCAGATGTTTTTTGCAGATGGATATTACTGGCACCCCATTCAAGAAAAGCACCTACACAGATCATTTAAGTATATGTCACTTGAGGAACTAAGAAACACAGTTGGAGAGCTAGTTGACGACGAATTATTAATTGTTGGCAATTATCAGATAGAGCTTTGGGAGCTTGAAAATTGGTACACAATGCCAGAATTCAAACATGTACGAACTACACAAAACTGGAGGTGGAATTATGAGTAAATTCCACAGCTTTTGTGTGAATGAAGCAAAAGACAAGGGCGTATATAAAGCAATTGTTTTACATAATATCAGACATTGGCTTGACCATAATTTGGCCAACAAAAAGAATATACATGACGGTTATGTGTGGACGTTTAACAGTGCATCAGCATTCAAAAAACTGTTCCCTTATTTTAGCGAAAAAAAGATTCAAAGACTGCTAACAGAGATGGTAAAAGACGAGCATTTAATGGTCGCTAATTACAATAAAGCTGGCTATGACCGGACACGCTGGTATTCTATGCCTGAGTACGCAATTGCCCACGAAGTAGTCGAATGTGAGCAATCCCTTACCCAGAATGCCGCGAATCAGGCCATTAGTCAAAACTGTCCAATGCAAAGGACAAAACCGTCCAATGCATTAGACAAAACTGTCCCACCTATACCAGATATAAACACAGATACAAACACAGATATAAATATAAAAAATAATATAAAAAATGAAATATCTGTAATTATTCCCATTTCCCCCACCGATCAAACAGAGCGAAGTGATGAACTAACAAAAGACAATTTAGACAGCATGAGCTTTGATGACTACTTCGAAGGGTTGTGGCTTTGTAAACCAACCAGATCCGGTGGAAACAACAAACAACAGGCTAGAAAGGCTCTCACAGCTCGTCTAAAGGATAATCATTGCAGACTTGATATAGTTAATGGCTTAATTGCTTATAACGCATATTGCGACGCTACAGGCTCCACAGGCGGCCCATACGTCAAACAACTAAGCTCATTCCTTGGCCCTAACCTGCACTTTCAAGACGAATGGTTAGTTCCTGACCACAAACCTATGCAACAGCAGGCAGGATACGCACCTGTCATGACAGAAAAGAAGCGAGCCGCTGTACGCTGTGGTGATATTAATGATTATGACTGGTGATTAAACAATGAAACTATATATTTTCAACTGCATTGACCGAGGCAAAGCGATTGATGCAATACAGGGGCTTGAGAACGGGTACACGGTCGAAATAAAGAAAGTTAGTACTAAGAGGTCACTTAGTCAAAACAAGCTGTACTGGAGATGGCTGGACGTTATAGGGAATGAGCTGGGCTATCATAGGGAGGATGTACACGAAATATACAAAGATATGTTTTTAATCAGAAAGGAGGTGATGGGTAGAACAATTGCAGGAAGTACCAGGGATTGTAATACAAAGACGTTTACTGATTATTTAGATAAAATACAAATTCACGCAGCTAGTGAGCTTGGTATTAATCTCCCAACATTACAAGACATTTAGACAATAAAAAACCCGCTGGTTTAAGGCGGGTTTTGTTTGGTTCACACTGGGATAAGTTTACAGGCATTGCCCATATTTAAAAATGTCTTAGTTATTAGACTGTAGGCAATTATATTATCACAGTGTATTTATTGTTATGTAGTATATTTACTATACTTTTACTGTTAACGCTTTACCTAGCCTTATTTGTGAAGGAGTAAAAAAATGGTTTGCAATATACCATCTAACCAATGATTGAGCTTTTTCCTTTTGATCATTGGATGATGATTTCTTGACAATAATATTCTTCAATTCAATCAATAAACTCTCTTCTTGAGTAGGTTTATATTTATTCTTTTTCCTAGCCATATAATAACCTTATTAATTTTATATAATAGAAATCATATAGACGGGGGGTAAGGTTAACCATTCTCGGGGGTAATACTTTTACTTTAAACAATATGATTATCAGCTAAACATTTAAGCACGGATTAAAGGGGCATAGTGCAGGCATGTTTCAAGCCTTGATTTGTCTTACCATTCTGCTGTTTTGCCGCCGTCTTAAGCGGTAATCATCCAAAGATAGCCCTAATTCGTACACGCAATTTTAAAGTGTTGCCGTTGTTGACCCGTCACACTACAAGAAAGGGCATAAACTTTTAGGATATATCTATTTTGTTTTGTTCAATATCCAATCTCTTTTTTATCGCCTATTTTTGACCATTCACCTTTAAATCGATAAGCGGAAAGAAGGTGGACTGGTCGGCTATAGGTAGCCTAGGAACCTTCTTGTCGGAAAAGTTTCCTATTCCGCATAGGCTGGATAGTAACATAAAGTTTTTATTTGTCAATCATCAAAATCATATTCTATATCAAAAGCTTCAATCAGCTTTCTCTTAAACTCATGGTCTTTATCAGTAGCTTGATACTCACATTCAGCAACATCTATGCAATCTATAAGGCCTTTCGCCACCTCTTCACTAATTTCTAACAGAAACTTTTTCATTATTTATTACTCCATTTTATGATTAACATGCATAGTCTGTAGCTGATATCTAGCCCAAAGAAGGATCTATACTTATCATATTTAACAGGTATGTACTCATTCTTAAGCTGTATCTTACTCACAATATATTCAGCATTATCTACATGCTTAGGCTCATGAGTCATTGGGTGGTTCTGTCGCATGTAATCGGATACCTTCATATTCAGATTAGCTATATGACATTTTATTGCGATCTTTACAAAGAATTCATGATCATAACCATACAATGTATTGAATTGCTTATAATCCATATCATTGTAATCTTTGGGCAGTTCAGGCTTCGGAGTATAAGGAACACCAAGCAACCCTGAAATTCTCGCACCAAGTAAATGATCCTGAAGATTATCCTGGGCCTGCATTGCTTGATTCTGCATATTAGATTGTAATGCTTGCTGACCACAACCTTGAACACCTAAGCCGCCAAACATTCCCCTATAGTTACCGAAAGGCTGGCCTCGATTAATGCATAACTCTCCTAATGATGATTGTCTTGGATCACCTAAGCCGCCTGAGATTATTCTTCCTTGCCTTGGATATTGTCTTAGATCATTCATTTCCAGTCCTTGAATTCTCTCGTCTTACTAACTCATTAATAGTGTCTACGATATCAGTCATACGTCTTGGAATTCCCTCGGAATTAAACGATAACTCTTTTATGTGTTCGTGCTCGTTCGAATCAATACTATCAAGACCATTTAACATTCTTCGTTTACCCAGCATCATTTCTTTTTGCAACGTACCTGCACTTGTTAGTGTGTATAGGTTTTCATTGTCGGGAAGAAACCGAACGATAAGACCTTTATTATTTAACGTTCCTAATTCTTGCGCGTCCAAATCATTTATTATTGCAACATTACCAATTTTAAATTGTTTAAATAACTTCTTTTCTTTTTTGTTTAATCGAACTAAATCATTATCCAGGTCTATAATTTCATTTAGTTTGCTCATTACCCTCTCCCTCTATTTTATACGGAATTCTTCCATCAAAATACATAATACCTTCGCCAGTTAAATAAAAACTAGCAAAGGACTGATTACCATCTAACGGCTCTCCACAGACAATTAACCCTTTACTTATAAGCCCACCGATTGCATTAACTTCAGTATTTATATTTAAATAAGCAGTTAACATTACTGGATCGAACGACATCATAATCTTGCTCTCTTGCTTAGTTAATATCATTTCTTAAATCCCCACACATACAGGGCTAAGCATTGAAAACCTACTGCACAAACCAGCTCCAAAACTAAAAAGCCCTCAACTAGCGAGTTAGTAAAAACAACTAAATAGGCGCAATGAACAAGCAACAACATTGATACAGCACAATATAAACCCACAATTTTATTAGCTCTCATTACTCGTCACCTATTCCCATTTCATTTAATTTGTCGTTTATGGCTTCTACACGCTGATAAACTTCAGTCAGTAATAAGTCGCCACTATTACTTGTTGACTCCATATTCGTAACGGAATCAAGTATGAATTGCATATCCTGTTTTAAATCAATCAAATCTAATACAGCCATAGAAGCCATCTCCATTATGCGTTAGTAGTTACATCTGCTTTATCATTTAAGCGGTTAAATATTTTATTAAATTTATCGAACGGTATTTCACACAAATAATCAACATTATAAGCAATTAATATGTCAGATACTTTAGTTCCTTTTTGAATGCACAGATCCGTTATAGCATCCGCTTGCTTCTCACTAATCATTTTAGGCGCGATAAACTGTGCAGCGTTGCCGTCATCGTCTGCCGTTGGGATTCCTGCCATCGACTGCAAGCCATAACGTCTACAATAAGAAATAGCGCTACCGGCCCCCTGTGCATCTTGCTTAGTCAATTGAACTGTAAATTCATTAGATATCCATTCTCCTGACTCATGCATTAGCATTGTCTCAATTCCTATGCGTCCATTAGATTCGATAGGAAACTGAACATAACTTAAGCCGTTATTAGCAAACGGCTCTTTAACTACTTTGATTACTGCGCCTAAATCTGCATACTTGCTCTTAAAAAACGGGTTGTTTGAATCCTTCACAGCGCCACCCATTTGAGCCTGGGCTTTACACATTGCTTTCGCTAATTCAGTAATTGTCTCTGACTTATTCATATAGCCTCCCTATCTTGCTCAGCTCGATAGTCCCAACCACTCAGCCAGTTAACTCTATCCATACCGCTAGAATACGGACATGCATCCCTACAAAAGCCCTCATTAAACGCTTGACCGCCCTCAAATACCGCTTTCATATCACTCCCCTTATGCTAATACTTTAGTTTTTAATGTTGTGCCTTCACTCAATCCAAGTCTAATCATAACGCTAACATAATCGCATATTGATAAGCGTTTAACTTTTAGCTTCTTACGCGCCTTCTCAACAGCAGGCATGAGCATTTCAGCTGCACTCTCATTAATTATAATAGTCCCGTAAGTTTCTTTTTTAGTCGCCTGCTCTTCGACCTTTACAACTAAATTCAACTTAAAGCGGTTCTTTTTTATACCCTTTATAACCCAGTTGCTGCAAAGGTCATTGATGGTAACTCTTAAGCCTAAATTACTATCATTAAGCTTCTTTTTATGCTCAACAATCCGCGAATGTAGTTCCCTTGATACAAGTATCGGCAAAGCCATTTTATTACTCCTGTTAGATTTAATGTAACTTAGTTAAGTTAAATTAAGCTTAATCTATAGTTAGGATTAAAGCAAATATAATATAGATACTAATTAAGTTGACACAGCATTAAATATAATTTAATCTTACTGAAACTAAGGAGAGAAAACGATGACATATCCCAGCAGCACTTACCCAAAGACATATGGACATATTAAGACGTTAATAGAAAACAGTGTTCCTGACATTGTGCTACACGATGACACTATATTGCATATGTTATGGGAAGAGGACTGCAAAGACGGCATTAACTGGGATAGCGTTATCGAAGGAGTGGAGCTTGCAGCAAACGAGGATAAGCTTAAAAAATCCATGTTTGGAGAGGGTAAAAGCTTTGTATACTGTGGAGCGGTTTTCTTTCAATCAGTAAGAAAAGAGATGACAACAATTATTAATCACATGATCGAGGATGTTAAAAATGGCTAGAGGTGTTAATAAAGTAATTATTGTGGGCAATTGTGGAAGTGATCCAGAAATTAAATACATGCCAAATGGTGGAGCGGTAGCTAATATTACCGTTGCAACCAGTGAATCATGGAAGGATAAAAACACGGGTCAGCAGCAAGAAAAAACAGAGTGGCATAGAGTTGTGTTTTACGGTCGATTAGCTGAGATTGTAGGGCAATATGTGAAAAGAGGTTCTAAGATATATTTAGAAGGAAGTCTTCAGACATCATCATGGGAAAAGGACGGTATTAAGCGGTATTCAACAGATATTAAAGCTAGCGTAATGCAAATGCTAGACAGTAAAGGTGATAACCAAGGCGGTCAACAGCAACAGCAGCAGCAACAACGACCACAACAGCAACAGCAACAAGGTCAAGTGTTCCAGCAGCAGCAGTACCCGCAACAACAGCAGCAGCAATATCCTCAGCAGCCAGTACCTCAAGTTGATGACTTTGATGATGACGTGCCTTTTTAGAGGCAAGGACTAAGCATGGAAGCTCAAATAATAAAGATCGACCCCAAGCCAAAGCCGCGCATGACGTGGAAGACTGCAAAGTTTGCAAAGTATAAACCTTATTGGGATTATTCAGACAAACTAAAGGAGCTAGCAGTTAAGCTTGCTGAGAGTGGTCAACGGGTTGTCTTTATTATGCCCATGCCCAAGTCGTGGTCAAAAAAGAAAAAGACAGAAAGGAGGGGGACTCCACACCACCAAACGCCAGACACTGACAATATGTTAAAAGCGCTTTGGGATTCAGTACTAAAGCAAGATTGCAAGTTATGGCACACTGAAGTTCTTAAACTGTGGGGAGATGTGGGAATGATTGTCATTGAAGACCGCCCCCCTATTGATTTAACTCCATATATCGGATTATGTACTAAGGATTAATTATGTTTATTGTAGGTTTTGTAGTGTTAGCAGCATACTGTTTTTACTTTGAGTATATTGACTATGGTTGTTACAGCTCAATAATGGCATTTCAAACAATCATCATAAAACAAAACGGTATTCAGGAAAAAAGAAGTCAGTGGATAGCAAACAAAATAGATTTAATATTAAACAGGTAGGGATTAGTTAATGAGCACTGAACTAGTTGAATTTGACATAGATGAGCAACAATACCCACAAATGTTTACTACGGGTGGGCTAGATCAATTTATTGAGAAGATTCGAGAAAGCATTACAGAGGTTCCTGACGCAACTACAACCGAAGGGCGTAAGAGAATCAAGGCAGTTGCTAACCAAATAGCCAAGAGTAAAAAGGCAATTGAGAACCGAGGCCGCGCATACAATAAGACTCTAAAGGAGCTGCCAAAAATTGTTGACGCTGAGCTAAGGAAGTTTGTTAACGAAGTTGATAGCATTAAGAATGAATTTAGAAAGCCGCTGACAGAGTTTGAGGATGCTGAGAAACAGAGAATTCAAGACTTAGACGATAGGCTATCAATGTTTGAATATTTAGCTAGAACAATTGACGAGAACGAGACAAAGCCGCTTGGTATTGATCAATTAAACGCCAACTTGATACAACTTCAAGGCATTGCTATAGATCGAACTTGGCAAGAATTCCAAAAGCTGGCTACTGATAAGCGTGAGAGATGGAACAGAAGATTAATAAAACACATTGAAAAAGTTTGTGCGGCTAATGCGAAAGAGGAAGAGGTTGAGCGACTGAAAAGGGTTGAACAAGAACAAGCTCAATTGCTTAGAGAGCAACACTTAGTTGCAGAAGCAAAGAAGGATGCAGCTATTACTGCTGAGCAAGAGAAGCAGCAAGCAATAAAAAAGGAGCGAGACAGAATATACAGCGAAGAGATCGAAAAGGGCAAGAAGGATGCTTTACGGCAGGCAGACACAGAAAACAAAAGGCAGGTTAACAATGAAGCGCTTTCAAGTTTTCTTGCTAACGGATATTCAGAGTCAGAAGCTAAGCACATAATTAAACTAATAATTAAGGGAGCAATTAAGAATGTCACAATTAATTATTGATAGAACCGAAAAGTTAATAAAAAACTCAATAGTAAACCTAGAACTATTACAGGACATTAAATACGACCATAGGCGCCTAGTTGCAATAAGTAAGCTAAACGAGGCGCTAAAATGGACTATGCCGACACAGACGCCTTGGCGAGGTGGCGGGCTATAAAAAGTTAGTAGTATGCAAAATAAAAAATAGTTAGTATTATACCTATTGCTTACTAAGCACTATCAATACAATTTTGGGTGTAATAATAATTCCATAAAGGAGAATCGTATGAATATTAATTTTGGCGGTCCAATAGACGGAAACCCACCACCACCACCCGCACCACCGCCACCACCACCACCTAAGCCGTCAATTCAAAGCTCTATGGTAATAGATAGCTATCAGCCTCAACAGCCGGACACAATCCCTCATAGAACTTCAGACGGTGGCGTTGATTATTATGCTTCGGCTTCGGCGGTGGTTCAATGAGTACCGATCTAAAAATAATGTGGGGGATAATCATTTGTATGATTATAGCCCCTCTGTGGCTCTATCCTGACAACCCAGAAAACTGGTATTTGTTTTCTTTTACCGGCGGCAACACTATCAGCACGCTTATAGCAATGGGAAGCCTATATTTGAAGGTTGAGAAGAAAACCACATTAAGCTCAATAATATTAATATACATAGGCATTAACATTGCAGTTTTGATAAATGGCGCAACGAATGCGCTATGGAATGACTCAAAAGGACAATTATATTTTACAACAGCGATCATAATCATAGGTTGCATTTGTACAATATATCAGCTCTGGAAAGTACCATTAAAATCCGATACCATGAGTGATATCTAATTGATATGGCTCACAAAAAGGAGGTGCTTATATGGCTGAAAAAAAGGTTTACAGTGAACTTGAATTGCAAACTAGAACACAACGATACAATATGGCTTTTGCTTTATTGCTTGCAACGTGCGCTGGCTTGCTACAGCTTATAAGCTCCAACATATCGTCGATAAGAGAAAGCCAAGATATATCGTTTAAAAATATGGAAAAAGTTGTTGAATCTAATGCTGCCTCAATCAAAACCTTGGTTGAGGACATTACCACACAAAAAGTAACAACAGCAGACTTAAAAGCTAGGGTCAATAGTTTGGAGCATAAAGCATCCCGCTAAGCTTTTACTTTCTTCCTGAATGATTCAATTGTGCCACCTCCAGTATACAGACTCACAACACTAACAAATGACCAAGCAATTATGTCACTAAAAAGAAGCTCCTTAAAATGAAGTATTGTTTCTTTTGACCCGAACCAGATAGCGCCAACCAGATTTAAAAGAAGGAATCCAACAAAAAACATGATACTGAAAACAAGTATACGCTGAGCTATTTTGAATTTTGACAGCGCCTCAAAATGCCTTAAGCCCCATTCTCTTTTTAGCTGCCCAGCTTCTGCCTTCTCTTCATCTGTGTATTGCTGCCGATCAATCCAACCACCAACACGGTTAGCAGTATCAAAGGTTCTATCAAGACCTTTATCAGTCCCGAGTACGTCACCCATTAAGCTAAAGAATCCCATTTAAACCACCTTTACATATTTGTATATAAATATTGCACTTTTAGCTGAATCCATAAGGGCTTCAACTTTTATATCAGTTTCAAAAGGTATCGATTCTACACCCGTAAGCATAAAGCTAAACACTCCAGGCTCTGTCTTCCAAACTCCAGCGAATAGCATTAACTCTTTTCCTGCAGTGCTAGAATAAATATAAGCCGTCCCATCTATTGTTATTTTAGTTGTAGAAATCGCCCCAAGAGATAAAAACTCAGTCATAGCTAAACCCTGAAGAATACCTTTGCCAGTATAGCTAAATATAGTCTGGTATGATGTTGTTAGGCCACCAACCCATTGAACTGCTGAACCTCCAAAATTACCAGCAAATGTATATCCTGTAGTGTTTCTCGGGATGAATACATCGGGAGTGTATGCAGCGCCTCCACCGCTATTGCTAAAAATATCTGTAAATAACGTCATTATTGAACCTCCACATATCTTTGGCCAAAGGAGATAACACCAGCAGCTATAGGAGCTTTTATTTCAACCTTGTATTCAGTATCAAATGGTATTGACTCATATCCTACGTTTTCAGCTCTGAAAAATGGCGATGCTGTTCCCGCCTGCCCCCACACACCAAATATAGACATAAACGATGATCCGCCCGCTGCATTGGTCATTGTCTCTGATATATTAAACACTGTACCATCTATTGTTATTCTTACATCGATAGTGTTTGTAGTTGCGCCAGTATTGCGAATCGATAACGACTGAATTATTCCTTTTTTTGTAATATTTGTAACAGTGTTAAATGTTCCATCACCAGTTGTTGTGCCAACCTCTACAGAATCCATGTATAGATTATCTTCCCCAAGCGTAGATAATGTATTGCTTAATGTTGAGGGGAAATAAGAGCTACCCTTGCTTGAGTCAGCCTCAATATATTTGTAAACAAAGTCAAAATTCCGCCCAGCGTTAGACGCTATATGTTCAACTAGAATTGATGTATTAAACGGTATAGCTTCTAACCCGACAAGAACTATCGACGGGGGAGCTGTAGCTGTTTTAATTTCGCTAGCCCATTGCCCGACATACCTTATACCATGATCAGTCCCAGCTCTTACAAGAGTAAAGACGGACCCATCTATAGTTATTCTAGTTGTGCAACCAGTAGTAGAACCTGAGCTTTCAACATAAGCCAAAGCTTGCAGTATTCCTTTGCCAGTATAGCTAAATATAGTCTGGTATGATGTTGTGGTAGTGCCATTAAACTTTACTCCTGAACCCCCGTTATCTGCCGCAAAGTCACAGTCCATATTTTGCTGAAAAATAGTTGACGGGAAATAGTCAGTTCCAGGACCAGTATTTAATAAATCAGTAAATAATGTCATCAATCCACCTCCACATATTTAATAGCCATTTTATAAGTTCCTGAAGCTATAGGAGCTTTAATCTCAACTTTCATATCAGTCTCAAAAGGTATCGATTCAAGTCCAAGCAAGTCTATAGATGGTGTAGAGTTACTATTACTTCCCCATACCCCAAATATAGACATAAAAACAGAAGAAGAAGCATAACCATTTAATGTTTCAGATAAGTTAAATACTGTTCCGTCAAGAGTCACCTTTACATCAAAAACAGCAGTAGTATTGCCGTTATTGTATATAGATAAAGCCTGAATGATTCCTTTTTGAGATGAAGTAAAAGCGACTTGAAAAGTATTGTCGGCGACAACACTTATACTATTAAACCAATCAGCATATGCTCCTGTAGAGGTTCCTATATTTGAAAGCGATGGCGTTATAGATGAAGGGAAGTATGCACTACCGCCACCCGAATCGCCTCCTAACAAGTTCGATAATAAACTCATATATAAGCCCAACCGCCGCTAGTAAATATTAACCCTATCGCTAGGAAGTCCACATTAAGAACTAAATCCGTAGCTGAATTTAGAATCAACTGACCATTACGGCCTACAGTTAAATTATTCGTTGCCCAGTTCCCTTGAACATCCCTAAACCATAACTTGTCGTCAACGCTTGGCGATGCTGGCAAGTTAAGCGTGAAGGCTGCTGTTGTTGTGTCACAATTTGAGTTATTGCCAGCTACAAGAGTGTCTCCGTTGTTTAAGTTTGTTTTGTCTGCCTGAGCATCCATCCTTACATATCTAGTTACAAGGCTTGCACTATTCTCATAAAGATCACCAGTTGCAAAAAGAAGACCGTTAACATTAGCGCCTGATGCGGTAGAGAAAAGCTTAAGAGCACCTTCATAAAAGAAATAGCCGCTGCTTTGATCGGCAGCAAATAAATCTTGGCCTGCTGCATTTTTCCAAAAAATCCCGTTAGCTGTGAGAAGCTGATAATTAACGATGTCAGTGGCTGAGTCTATGTACATAACAAAGTCTTCATCGTCACCAAAATAAAAAGTCTTATCATCCTTTAGAGTTAACTTTGCATCTACAATTGATGGAGATAAAAACTGATTTACAGCAGGCTCCCAATTAGTATTAGTGGTATCAAGTATCGGATCATTGCCTAGATTATTATTCACTACAGATTTATACAATAGCCCATTGCTAGCCGCTACAATTCTCTCAATGGAATAGCTCTCGTTGACATTCCATTGACGAGTAAATCTAATCTCTGTCCAATTTGCAGGCGATGACGTGGGATCATTCCCTTGATTGCCGTCAGTTATAGAAATATAAAAAAGACCATCACTTGCCTCAACTATATTTGATGTATTGTAAGTTGTTAGTGCGTTCCATGAGCTAAACACGCCATCACTATCACTACTGCCTATTGGATCTCTGACTTCAATCTGCGTATCATCATTTTTTGATAAAACAACTCTTGCAGAACCATCAAAGAAGATATTCGGCTGCCTTCCTGCTCCTGTCAAGATAACAGGGTTAGTGTTAGGTATTGTTAAATTAATATCAGCATAAGTATTTTTTTGAGTAGTAGTACCAGATTCAAAAAACTCAAGCTTGCCATTTACTAACGGATTACCGCTATCATCTGAGAACTGGTCCCCTATAGTGCCAAATCTAGCCATCTTACTTTTCTCCCTCTAGTGGAACAGTTCCCGCTATACTTAACGAACTAGCGATGTTTGGAAAATTTCTCTCCAATAAGCTCATTGCTCTTTTAACTTCTGGCTTTGCGTTTATTGCTTTTATTGCTGCACGTTCGTCCTTTCCTGCATTCACAACAAACCTTACCCCATCTCTAAAAGGGGCCAGCACTGGAGAACGGCCTAGCGAGTTAACCACGTCCAGTATAACAGATGCGGAACCTTTTGGAATTGCGTCAGCTCTTGGACTCATATCAAGAGCTGTTTGCTTAAAGTTAAGTAAGCGGTTTAATGCTTTCTCATTACCCTTAAACAAAAGCTTTAACTTATCATCACCCAAGTCAGATAGTACTTTTGCAAATGGGATGCCGCCTACCAACTCTACACCGTCAGTCTTCCTTGATGGAGCTTTAAGTGATGCTTCCAAAGCATTTAACACCACAGATGCCTGAAGGTTTTTAATAGCTTTTATTCCTTCCTTGCCTGACTTGTGGAGCGTTGACAGTGTGCGCTGTAGGTTTTCTATCGGTGCTGATTTTTTCAATAATTCATTGCTGATTTTTGAGGCTTCAATCACCGGACTAACACCGTCCTTTTTAACGTCAATCAATCTACCCGTTATTGATTGAGGGGAGAATTCAGTCTTTAATTCTCTTACTCGCTGCCTTGCGTTTTTAAGAGTCGATAGAACATCCTCGCCCATACTAGCGCCAGACTTCTCAAGAGACTTTGCAATAATATCAGCTTCACTATCTAATGCGTCTAAAATTGGCTTAGCTATAACAGTTGTCTGTCCGCTTGGATCACCACGCATTGCAGCATTTAAAACTTTCCTGAAGTCATCAAAATTACCCAGCGTTAACGGCGAGAATGTTTTTCCTGCGCCCTCAAATTTGGCAACTGCCCTAGGATCACTATTAATACCAAATCTAACTAAAGCATTCTCTATTGCTCCGACTTGAGTTCCTGTAATCTCTCCTACTTGTTCCATTGTTAGCTTATCAGGAACAGCATCTATGATTGAATCAGTGAGTATAGGTATTTGACCAGTGCTAGCTGTTGCTTCTGAAACTTCTTTATATAGTGCATTCTTCTCTTTCGTGAGAAGTGACTTACGCCCAGATATAGCATCCTTGATAGCATCGCCTGTTTCGTCGGGAACACCTAGTTCATCAATAAAGCCCTCTATCTTATTTTTAAACGATTCACTTTGATCCTTTTTAAACTGCCTTAGAGGCTCCGTGCCATCTCCTGACGCCTGACTAATTAGCCTTTGCTCTGTTGCTTGCTGTGCTGAGTCCTGAGTAATATCCCCCATTGACGCCGGTATTCCTTGCTCTTTAAATCTAGCCTCTCTTGCCGCGTGTTCTGGATTTACTCCTTCAATATTAGTATCAGCAAAAGCCTTGCTGGTTAGATCATCAAAGCTAGTTCCAGTGTCATCAAGTGCTTTCTGCAATTCAGGTGTAGGCGTTCCATCTGGAGTGAGTAGCGGTCCTTTTGGCTGCCTACGCAATTTATTAAACAGTTTGCCAGCGCCTCTTAAAATACTTGGCATTACAGCCTCTGCAGCACCACTTATCACAGCACCTGTACCGCTTCCTGTTATTATTTGTCCTAAACTGCCGCCCTTGCCTTTAGCAATAACACCACCTTCTAAAGCGCCCAATCCAGTTGCCGCCGCAACCCTTGCGCCAGTTGATGTAAGAGCGCCAGCACCTGCACCTAACCCAGCTAATGGAGCTGCCGCAATGAATGGCGCGGCCTCCCCCGTTATCTCTCCAACAGTAGCGGCTAAGCTTTCTTTCTCAAGACGCTGGAATGCTTCCTTAGTTGCAGGATCTTCTTGATCAACAAGACCAACGCCACGGCCTAAAGTAGTTAAGCCACGACCTGCACCGACTGCAAAACGCTCAAAGGGATTAAGCCGGTCTATCTCTTGTTGCCGCCTTCCTTCCTCTTCAAACTCTCTCCTTTGCTGAGCATCCATTGTTGCTTGCTCAACTCGCTGGTCTTCTAAAGTTGCCTCTCCTGCCGTTAGTTCATCCAGTAAATCACCACCTTGCTTTCTAGTGGCTTTTATAGCAGAACTAAAGTCCTTATCTTGCAGCTCGTCAAAAAGATCCGTCATTATAAGTCCCCTAATGATACGCCTAAGCGTTCTGCTACTTCAGAAGGTGCCATGTTTCTATTCTGAGCTGTTGCATAAATCTCTGCCGTTGTAACTTTTCGCTTTAATTTTGGTGATTTGAACTTTTTACGCCAAGACTGATTCAATCCCTTTCCTGTGCTCTTGCTGGAAATAAAGTCGGACTTAAACTGATTGAATCCCGCTTGGAATCTAGCGATTTTAGCAGCGCCCCTCAAGAATGAAGAAACCTGTTCTGCACTTGCGTTCTCTTTTGGAACACCCTTGAATGCTAGCTCAACATCTTTATCAGAAGCAGGACCAATGGGTAGATTTTTCATCCCCTCCGACAATCTAACAGTATTAAATCTGCGCCTAAATTCTGTCACCGCATCCTGAGAACCTAACAGGCTTTTGAATGTTTCCGAAACAGTAGACGCTAAGCCGCCCTCGAGATTCAAACGCTCAAAGTCATCAGCTAAATTGTCAAATCCATTCGCATCTCTTTGCGCCTGTATAGCTAAGTCTTGAGCTTCGCCTAAGCGCTTTTCAAGACCGGAAGAAAGTTTTAGATTCTGTCTTCTCTCTGCACCCTCTTTAAGCGTAAGCTCTCTCTCTCGCAATGCTCTATCGGCATCTTTTCCAGCATCTTGCTGTAAATTTTGTATTGGCGACGCTGTACCCTGGCCCGTTACTGGATCAATTGACACCACTTGCCCATCAACAATCTTATGTTCCGTTTTACGCTCTTTTGGCTTTTCGAGAACACCAATACTTTGGCCTAAAGTAACGTTACTCTCAAGAGACTTAATAAGCCGGTCAGCTGCCTCCTTATTCCCTTGAGCTGCTAAAGTTGATAAGTCTAAAAGCACTTCAGTGTCTTTGAAGTCGGCGTCTGGAAACGCCTTTGATGCCTCCATTCTTGTTTGGCCAAGTCTAACAACATCTTCAAAACGTCCTTGCTTAGCCAGATCTAAAGCCGCTGCACTATCTGTAAAAACAGTCTTCTGCCGCTCAACTTCTAAAGCCTTATTCTTTTTTATTTGTTCCTGAACTCTCTTGTTATCAATAGCTCTTACTTGCTGCTGTCTTGCTGCAAACTGCGCTCCTTGCCCTGATAAGCCAGCCGCAAAACCTGATAACGCTAAACCTATACCACCTAATCCATTAGTCATTATTTAACTCCTTTGGAAGTCATCGACTGCCGTTAAAATTCCACCCATGCCGCCAGCAATACTACCCAACTGACCTAAATGGCTCGGACCTGCGTTAAACTGAACTTGAGGCAGTGATGCTATTTGCCCTGACTGACCCACGGCCAAGTTAGACAGTAATTGAGCTAGCTGCTCCTGGCTTGCTCCTGTTTGCTGCCCTAGTCCTGCTAACAATTGTGCTATATTGCCCGCACCTTGCCCAGTGATATCACTTAGTCCCGCGCCTTGTTGTTGAGCCAAGCTAGCCAGTGAGCTAGTTGTACTGCTAATTGATTGAGCTATTTGCTCGCCAGCTCTTGTCCTACCTGCCGCTGATATCTCACCAGTACGTTGCGCTAAGTCTGCCTCTCTACCGCCTAGCTGAGAACTAAGCTGACCAAGTTGTGACCCGAGTTGCTGCTGTGCTGCTAACTGGTTTTGAGCCGCTTGTAATTCAGTAATGCCCTGCTGCTGCTGGATGTTCGCTTGCTGTGAACCAAACTGGTTTATCAAGTTAGCTCGCTGCTGTTCAACTCCACTTCTTGCTTGTCCAAGTTGACCAATAACATTAGCACCCTGACTACTTAGCTGAGCACCTGCCTGACCTAATTGAGACATTAAATTAGCGCCTTGCCCATGCAACTGACCCTCCGCTTGACCTAGATTGCTAGCCAAGCTTGCGCCTTGCCCTCTTAACTGACTTTCAGCCTGCCCTAACTGCCCAATCATATTAGCGCCTTGACCCGTTAACTGACCTTGAGCCTGACCAATATTGCTTACAAGGTTTGCACCCTGACCCTGCAGCTGACCTTGAGCTTGCGCCATGTTTCCAATCAAGTTGCTAGACAATCCGGCTTGCTGCCCTCTTAATTGACCAACCTGCCCAGCTGCCTGTAAACCACTTCCAGTAACAGCACCCAATCTGTTAAATTGATTGTCGAAGTCTTGAGCTGCTAAACCTACACCATGCCGTTGAAGCTCCTGCAATACTCTTGCACCACCTAATCCGCCAGTTGCCGCTGCATTCCTTGTAATTGCCCTTTCGCCGTGCTCTTGCAAAAATGCCTGAGCCGGTGATGCTTGAAAGTCTGCTATTGCCTGAGCCTGAGCTTCTGCACCTAAAGCGCCTGACATTGCCGCTTGCTGTTGCTGTGCTTGCTGTCCCGCTGGGATAAACTCTTGCAACCCGCCAGCACCTGCACTTATCGCCTGCCCTATGGCCTCAAGACCTTGCCGCTGACCTGTTTGCAATCCAGTTACACCTAACCCTAACTGCTGTAGTGCTTGCTGCTGAGTTTGATCTAGCGCACCAATGCCTTGACCTAAATGCCCTAACCCTTGCTGCTGAGCACCCTGTAAGGCTCCTATACCCTGCCCTAACTGATCAAAGCCTTGCTGCCTAGCTCCTTGTAATGCGCCAGCTCCTTGTTGTAATTGATTTAAACCTCCTCTCTGATTTAGATTTAATCGTTCTTGCCCAGAACTTAATTGCCCTAATACATCGCGCTGTGTACCTGTAAGTGTGTTGCCAGCTATGCCCATCTGCTTAAGCACAGATTGCATATTCAGGCCAAGACCACTAATTGCTTGCTCACTAAACTGGCCTGAACGCTCCAACCCTTGCTGCAGCGCGCCTAAGCCTAAGTTACTTTGGTTGAACAAGTCGGCTCTTGCTTGCTGGTTTCTTTGCGCAAGACTGCCAGCGGCAGACTGAAAGCCAGTACCTAAAGCCGCCTCTGCCCCAATTAATCCAGTGGGGGGCAATCCTAGGTTGCCTTGCTGGTTATTTTGCGGCAATACTTGGAAGTTTTGCTGCTGTTGCAAAAGCTGATTACCACCCAGACTTGGAAGCCGGTTTAGTGGCTGCGCACCTTGGAAATTCTGTGGTCTTACTCCAGTTAATGGCATTAACGGCCTCCTTGGAACTGCGTTATTAAATTAGCTAAGCGGTTTCTGTTCTCTTGATTAAACCCAGTGCCTTGAGCTTGATTCATAATGCTTTGAATGCTGCCAGACGGGTCTGATATAAAGGATGAATCATTAGCGCTAACACCCTGCATTCCCTGGATGTTCTTTAAGTGATTAGCAAAAAAAGCTTGATCATCTTTAGAAATATTAGGGATGCTTCCCTGACTTGCCGCTCTAAACAAGTCTTGATTAGTCAAAACATTATCGATAACTCTTGATCCTGACTGCTGTTTTTGAACTTGAGGAACGCCAGTATTAAAGTCTGGTATAGAGTCAGGGATAAAGTCGCCAGCTAAACCGCCTGCAGGAGCTGCGCCGCCGCCACTTTGGGCAGGTATCCCAGATAGCCCAGATAGATCAACAGGCATTCCCATAATAGCATTATGCACCTGCGGCAACCCTGCTAGTAAAGCCGCTTGTGCTTGCTGATTGCCTTGAGTGAATTGCCCTTGCTGCTGAGACATCGACTTTCTAAAAACATCAATAGCGCTCTGAGTCCCCTTTTCCCTAGCTTCTTGACCCTGAGCAAATAATGGGACCGCTTTAGCTTCTGCCTTGGCTGCCTGAGCTTTAATGAATGCTATATTTTGCGCATTATTATCAGCCTGGGCCTCTTGCGCTTTACGTGCTGCTTTGCGGTCCTTGCTTGCTGCATTCGCCGCAAATGCGCCACCTATTACTGCTGCTGCTGCTGCTGCTGCCATTTTAATCTCCTAATACTTTCGTATAAATTACTTCACTCTTTACATATCCCATCTTCTTATAGATGTCTTCTACAATGTCAGGCATACATGAGCACATAAAAGCCATATTCCAATATTTAATACCTGCCTTGGCTGCTAGATCCTCAAGATGTTTAAGTAATGAAATCCCGTTCTTGCCGCCTCTATGATCCGGCTCAACCCACCACGCTAATTCAGTGCCTGTAGCTATAGCGCTATTACCAAGAAGCCCGCCTTTAAACGCGCACGCAAAACCAACCAAAACACCGTCATTCTCTACAACAGAAAGCAACTCTTGATCAAGACAAACAGACAGCATTCCCTGAACTGTGTCTTCACAAAAGTCCTCATTATAGATTGTTCTCTCCCAAAAGTTGGAAGCCATATCTATAATGCTTTCAAAGTCTGCCTCTGTGCCTGATCTAATCAAATTATTGCCCACCCTTGTGTACGGTCATTAGCAATTTGCGGTAACATTTTACGATATTGAACAGGTGTTAACGGCACAGATTCATCAATATAAAGTGAATATTGTGGAGCCTCAACAACACCCTCTGGTGAGCCGGTTCCAACAATAGGAACATTGTTAGACGCTTGTATTGCCCACGTTCTAAACACTTGAGAAGCGGTTCCATCAGCATCAACTATACTGTTAGAACTCACTAGTTTAATTGGATTTTGTGGCATATTATCCCATTATATCCGCTGTTAGTTGTATAATAACTGGCTTAACTGCATCACTCAAAGTAAAGCGCATTACGACAAAACGTGAATATCTTCCGTTCCTTCTCCAGATTGTGCGACGCTTAAAGTCTCCAATCTTGCCCATACTTCGCGTTCTGTCATCCTTGAAAGTTTTGCCGCCATCGTCGCTAATATCCATTCTGATTTTAGGATCAACCACATCACCATTACCTACGCCTGCTTCCATTGTAAGCTCAATCATCGGTATCATTAGAGCCTGCATATTATTCTGGAACGGCTGTGTTGCTATGCGCCTTATGATTGTATCTCCGTACTCAGTGTACAAATCAACATCCAAAGAACCAATTCTCCCGTCTTGACTATCGCCTACAATAATACGACCGTAAGCGCTAACAAGTGAATTTATGCGACTCCTAACCTCAATCATCTCACCGCTTGCATTAGCTATTCTGGATTTACGCTCATGCCATCGCCCCGATATTGTATCAAACACAAGAGTACTTGTAGGTAGGGCAAAGCCTACAAAGTAAGCTCCTTTCTGCGCATATGACCAAGAGAATGATGCCTGTATCTCTGCTTGGGTGAATCGTAGCAAGATAGATTCAATAGCAACAGTCGATACTTTTTGAACATCGTTACCAGCTAACGCCCAGATTGCTGGTGATTCATTCTTGCCGCTTCCAATAAACATGAATGTATTATTTGATTCAACAATAGAGAATGCAGATGATATTCCTTTCTGTATAAATAACCCTGTTCTTTGAAAAGGGAAGTCCGCGCCACCTATGTTTTGAAAGGCTTCAAGTGTTTGTGACCCCCCGATGAAAAGCTGGTTCCTGAATACGATGGGGGCAACAATGTCATCAGGATCAGCTTCTGCTGTACCAAAGTCCAAAGCATTGTAAGCAAGACCGTCATTTAATGCAGACGTGATAAACTTTTTAGAGTCCGTCGTACAAACAAAGTAGCCATCAATAAACACTACGTGCTGGGGCTGACCGTTTGCAGTGAAGTCTAAATCAGTTATTTCTGTGAGAGTATCGGGCGAGGCAGTGAATATATACCCTTTGCCATTAGGAACCAGAATACAAAGCTGTGTTCCATTATCAGCCATTGATACACGGCCAGTACCCTCTATAGTTCCCATTGATACAGCAGTAAACGAGTCCCCGCCAACAATATCAAGGACCAATCTATACAGTGTTGTACCGTTAACAAAGTATGCAATGCCGTCTAGAGTCCAACTACCTCTATTAATCTCTGAAACAGAGCCAGTGCTAACCAGCTGAGATGTTCCAGATGTACCTAGTAAAGTCTCTTGGCTCAATGCAGGAGTATCTAGAATGTACGGATACCAGTTAACGCACTCTTGCGCTGATATCGGCAACGAATCAGCCTTATAAAAACCATTAGCAATAGGTAGTACTGTTACTGTCATATTAGTTAATCCTCAAAACTGCACTGCTGACAAGGACATCAATCGTATCACTGTCATTAGCGACCCACACTTCTATTGTGTCCGATGGATTCAATGTTGCTTGCCAAGGTATTGCAATAAGTGCTGGCTGACTAGATGCAGCAGAAGCCGTTCTTTTAGAATTAGCAACAACAACACCGTTAATAGCAACATATGCAGCCATCAACTTTGTACCGCCAGATATAGCTGCTACGGTAACAGATACGCTAATAGGAAGCTTTGAATCCTTTGTTGTATCAAGAGTAACGGTTCCGCCAGTGCTCCCTGACATTTGTGAAACTTCCTCAACAACCCAAGTACCAGCGACTTTAACTGGAGTGCCTGTAATAGCTATAACCGTGTTAGTTGCGTTGGCCTGCATTGATAAAAGCGCATCAGTTCGCGTATCATGTATTTCATCATTAAAAAAGAATTGCCACTTAGTATCCGTTTCTGTGATGCCAGTAAGAATAGCACCGGCAGGTATTAGCCTTGTGTTTAAAACTGTAGCTAAACTGGTTATGTTCGCGCTTGCAACATCACCGACCATAAACAGCGTTGCACCTGACAAATTATACAGCGAGTCAGTATCGGTGTAAGACCCAAGAACGGACCCAGAAACATCGACAGCCACTCCTGCCGACCCTATACCAACCGTCTGTTTCATATTAAAAGATGATATAGCGCCCGCAAGATTAATACCCATTACAGAGAACTCAAACAGGCAATGATCTAAATCGACAATAGACGATCCATTGATATTTAAGGCTGTTAAGCAGTCTCGAACCGAAATATCATTGAATGTTAGCCTTTTATTAGAAGCCGCATTGCTAAAATTAAAGCAGCTCCCTGTAGTTGAGCAATCAAGATTTATTGACGACATCGTAAATCCAGAATCAATACCAGTGAACATGTATGCAGCGCCAGTATAAGTTATAGTCGTCACAAGGATATCAGCGCCACGAATAACGCAATTATCGCCAACAAGGAAAACATCAGTTCCTATACTAATATCATTCCTAACTAAGTACTCCGTGTTATCCGCCAAAGTTATAATGCCGCCCGACGCTGCCGGAAAGTCAGACAATTGATTAACAATCACAGTCTTTGTGGATGCCGGTATGCCTGTTGAACTAATCTGTATAGTGTCGCCACTTCCTGAAACAGTAATACCTGACCCAGCTATTAAGCTCCTTACCGTTGGATTGAATGCTGACGGATCAACAGATATCGGTACACCTGTTGAGTCAAATGTGAAGTTATGCTCTAAAGTGATTCCATTCTCAGCACTAACAGATGCTTTTACACCCGAACCATTTTCAAGAGTTCGAATATTATTTACAGCGCCTTGAACGTCAAGTACTGGAGTTCCCGCAATATTGCCGGACTGCACAATTGATCCAGTAACACCTAGGGAGCTTGTAAAGTTTGCGTATGTTATTTTATAGTTAGCCCCGCCTGATACAAAGCTCATTATGGAGCTAGACGGGATAGATGTTAGTGCTGGAAACTCGCTTATTTTACGATCACTTGACCTGTTAGCCATTGCCTTTCCTTAAACTGTTGTTGTACTTGCCTCTAAACCTATTGATCCAGTCGTTTCTGCCAGTATTTCAGCTTCTAAATCAGGGTAAAAATGACTAACATAACTATTGTCACAACCTTCATTGCCTGAGCCTACAGGTAGAGTATCAGGGTATTGGGATGACGGCATACTTTGGCCTAGTCTACGCATTGCTCTAAGCCCGTCTTGAGCCGCCACCTGCAGTCCTGCACTGATTACACCGTTATAATCCGGTGCAACTTCTATAGCCATGTTAGCTATAATCCCACGCAATGCACCCGTAGGCACTGTTACGTCATCACCTAGACTTGATACCTCTGTGTAACCTAGCGCAATACCCTGAGCATCTAAAGCTAGCATGTAGTTATTCATTGAAAAAATGAAGTCTTGATACTCGTCAGCCTCTAAATCTGCTTCAGAGTTTTGAACAAGTATTCTTTGTAATGACGCCTTAGCAACTTGAGCAACTGTAGCCACAGTAAATACCCCTTATTTCTTTTTGTTGGCCGCTTTTTTAACCAGCTTAGATTCTTCTGCGCCTTTTTCTTTCCAGCCCAACTTTAAAGCCATCTCAATAGATGCCTTGCTGTCATTCGTCTCAATCTCTGCGCCGTTTGTCTTAATCCATTTGATCATAATTAATCCTGCTTGTTTGAAAGGGGGGTCGCCCCATTACTACTGCATAAAGTAATGAGGCGAAAGGGAAATACTACTATGGAGCGCCAAAACCTTGACCAGCAAAGAACGGATTCAATACGCCATACGCTGGACGTAAATCGAAACGAATTTGCTGAGTGTTCTTAGTAAAGTCACTACCTTTAGATACTCGAATCTGCAAGTTATCAGCAGTCTTCGCAAGCGTATCAGTCGAGTTAAGCTTATGCATTGGAACACTAGCAATTGTAAATGCTTGTTTGTGCCAGAACATGTTAGGCTGGATGATAGTGCTAGCTGCACCACCCAAAGTAACAACATCTCCAATGATAGGAGCGCTATCTACAGTGTTATAAGCACCGCCAGCCTCATACACAGCAGGACCAGTAATAACCAAAGTCCCAGCACCTGAGGCATTCAACGTGACGGACTCCGTAACCGTTCCTGAGAACACTACTACAGCACCTGCTTCATCAAGGATAGTCTGACGGGTAGACAAGTTAAGACGATTACGGCCTGCAATTGTTAAAGTCTCACCAGCAGCAACAACTAAGTTAGCTTGGAAGCCAGTAACTTGGATTGACTGAGTCATACTATCTTTAGCAGCGACATAAGTTACATCTGGATTAGCAGTAACAATAGTTCCCGCTCTATCGCCGCCAGTACCTGTAGTGTAACGACCTAGTGATGCAGCAGTAAGAACTCGCATTCCTGCAAAGTCCTCTTGAATGATAGCTTTATCAAGAGAAGTCCTAACTCTGTCACCAGCAGCACCACCAGCACCTAAGCTCACATTAGTGCTCGCAAGTTTACGCTGTGTATGTGGGTTAACTGCATAATTCCAATCACCGTCCATAGGTACACCAGATGCCTGCATAATCGCGCCAGCTTCTGCAATATCATCCCACGTATCAGCAGCAGTACCAACAGTACCAGCTAACAGACCTGAGTTTTTCATCATAAACCCAGCGTAATCCTTCTCTAAATCGGTAACGATTCGAGCCGCCATAGGTTCTAGCAATTGGTCCAATTGATCTAGCTCTAAAGCTTCGATTGCCTCAGCGTAATCAACGTGAACTGTGAAATAGTCTTGCACTGTAGCTGTTGCTTTACCGGTAATGATATCGCTAGCAGTAGACGAGGTTAAATCACCTGTGGCATTCCGGTACGAAGTGTAATCAGTAGGACGCTTTACACTAACACTTGAACCAGTAGAGGCATTAAACTTGCCTTCTGCCATTTGAGTGTCAACATTTTTAGATAAAACCCGCTTATTCTCGAACTTCTCAAGAAAAACCCGCGCTAATGGTTGTGTGATGTTACTTGCTGTATTATTAGCCATGATTATTTAGCTCCATTTTATGTATATGTAGCCCCAGTTGGACCGCGCTCTCTTTTTGGAGCACCGCCACCGCCTAGCGTATCTGCCGGACTAGGGACGTTATTTGTTAAGTTAGAAACCGCTTTAGGCTTAACATTATTTGCAATGTGAATCGCTGCATTCATCGTACCCATGCCACGCATAGATTCAATCTCTTCAGGATTCTGAGCCAGATACTTAGTGATTAATGGACCGTGTTCATCATTTAAAATGAACCCCGTTAATTCATCACCAATACCGTAAGCCATAACTGTTTGCCCAGCTACTTCCAGCTCTTGCTTGCTAATGTTTTGCTTTGCCGCTCTTGATGAATAATCTTGAACGATTTTCAAGTGCGCCCTCTGTTGTTCTTCTTGCAACTCCAGATCCTGCCGCGCTCTCTGTTCATCAACTAAACGCTGTTGAGCATCAAACATTGCTGCATCCTGAATAGCCTTATCTCGCAACCTGACCTGTTCGTCAAAGTTATCATCGTAAACGTCCGGCATATCAGGAACATCTGGTCTTTGAGCTGTAGGAATTTGGCTTTGCATCTCACTAAGCTGAGCTTGCAATGCTTCCTTTTCCCTTCGCTCTTCCATTAACTCATGATGCTTCTTATTCATTCGCTTAGTAAAACCCTGCGGGTCATTACTTTGCGTTTGAGCAACATCATTGTTAACAGCGCCAATGTTTTGTTCTTGGTTCTCACCCATAGCTGTATCTGACACAGCGTCCACATTTGTGGGTTCTGGAGCTAATCCAGTTTGCAGCTCTTCATTACTCATAATATAGCCTTTTAAAAAAGGAGCCGTGAAATCAGTCACGTACTGTACAACATGATATTACTTATACCATCCTGCTAAATTTGATTCAAGCCTACTTAGCATTACTTTATTCGATCAATAATTCATCTGAAACACTGTCCAATTGTGTCGCTTGCTTGATGTATGCACTTGTACTATCTGGACCAGTAATAGCATCAACGCCCATAGCTTCGCGTGTTGTTTTTAAGGTTTCGGCTATAAGTTTTTGCTCTTCGAGAAGCGCTGTATTCTGCTCCATTTGCTGAGAGAATAACGCCATCATTTGTTTGAGATCTACTTGCTGCTGACCTTGATCAATCTTAGCCTGCTCTAATTGAAGCTTAATTTTGTCGTTTTCAGCTTTGTTTTCAGCCTCAAAGTTCGCTCTCTGTTCTTGACTTTTTGCAATTTGCGCTTTGACATTAACAGCGTTTATATCTGCCTCTGCTTTCTGCATTTCAGCCTGAGCTATTAACATGTTTGGGTCTTGTTGAGGGTTTTGCTCTGCCTGCTGTTGAGCTAATGCTATCTGCTGCTGTTCCTCTTCAGTAAGCTGGTCTTGCGGTATTGCCCCTGACTGTAATAACTGCTGTCTCTTTCGTTCAGCAAGTAGGTTCATGCCAGGAGTCGGGATACTGCTTAATAATATATCGCTTCCTATCTCGACTACGCTTGGATCAATTGCTGCTATCTCTGTGATTGCCGCCACAGTCTCCTGCTGTCTGTTCTGGAAAGACGGACCGCTGGAGCAAGCAACATCATACTTGCCTTTGCTCATATCATTAACAGTAATAAGTCTTTGTGTTTGCTGATCAAATACTGGTTGGTTTAAAGTCTTAAGGCTAAATGTCCCGTCCTCTTTTAATATTCTAGCTTGACGTTCTGAGCTATAAACAACAGGGATAGCATCAACAAGTATTCGTGCAGTCCTCGAGATAGCACGTTCTTGAGCCTTAAAGTATTTAATTGTTCCAGTATCACCCTTCTGTTGTAGCTGCCTTATAGCTATTCCCGATTGAGCATTCGGATTATCGCCCATATTTGCCGCAAACAGCCCTGCAGATTGGCTTACGATCTGCCGCATATCATCACTAACAACCTTTAGTCCTTGATTGATAACCGCGCCGCCTTGTTGTTGCGGTACTGGGGCGCGAGAATCTGAGTTATAAAACTGCACTGGATGCGCATTAGTGTTTAATGTTCCTAACTCTTCCTCATGGCCTTCCGCTTGTTCTGCTGTCATCCAGTACTTAGCCCTTGGCGCTAAGGCTCCTTCCTCAATCTCTCGACTCTTCGCATAATTAAATACTCTCTGAGCATCCATTAGCTTCTCAACAACACCGCTGTATATAACTTTGTTTTCCATAATATTGAAGTTGCCAATAGTCGGAATAACAGGTATTTGATTAAATACTGTTTCTTGGTCTTCGTTTAGCCATCCGCCACCGTCAAACAATCTAGACTTAACAATGTTCTTTGCTCGCTTTCTTGTTTGCTTCACAGTGATCCCAGCTTGCGCTAACTCGTCAAGAACAGGTAATGCTTTTTCTTCCTCAAGCACTTGCCCGTCCGACATAAGCAGCAATGTACGCATCCTCTCTTCAATATAATAAATGTTACCAATTATTATTTGATCGCCCTTTTTACAGTAAGACTCGCTTAGTCTAGCCTCACTGACTGACTGCCCTTTTCCTTTGGGATACTTATCATCATAAGTGCGCCTATCTATCGCCTCCAGAACAACGCACCATTTAGCGTCAGATCCGTCTGGCTCTTTGTAAGGACCAAACCACACACTATCAACAAAGTTAGCTATGCGCTTAATAACCAAGTCTTGATCAAAGCTATCATCATCAACATATTCCTGCTTAATTTGCCAGCCACTAATTCCACACGTAACCATATTTCGCCCAGCTTCATTGAATATTTCTTTTGCACTAGATATGTTTTCAATATTGCGAACTAGGCCATCTAACAACATAGCGTCATCTTTAGTAGTGTCACCACCGGCAGGCTTGATAGTGATATCAAAGTCAGCCTGCTCCATCTCACCGCTCACCTGATCAACAACCGGACTAGTTAGGTCAAACGTGTACTTAGGTCTGCCGCTATTAGAGCTAACAACACTAGGTTCCCACTGACCGTCTTTTTTGTGCAAGAACAACTGGGCCTTCCTTGCAGCGTCCCGATTATCGCTGTCGGAATCCTGAGATTCAGTCAATATAGTTGTAACATCTTTGTGATTAGTAAAGTCCGTCATTTTATCCGCTCCATCCGCTAAATTTTATCTTCTTTTTCTTCGCGCCAATATCGCCAACACGTTTAGCGAACCTGCGCATCATATAAGCGTATCTTACAGCATCCAACAAATCATCGTTAACTTTTGCTATCTTCCCGTTATCTTTCCGATGGTACTGTAATATTTCATCGAGAAGCTGTCTTAAACCCCTGCATATTTTAAGTTTGCCTTTAATCATTAGATCATTTATTTCAAACAATCCAGACTCAACACTGTTTCCGCCCGCTTCCCATGTTGCGTGCTCATGCAATAAAGTGAAGCCAGCATTTTCATAATGATCCTTTTGCTGCATTGAAGCGTCACGCCCCTTCTCATGCATCAGCCCATCATGCGGCCATGCAGTGGGAACACCTTTAGACCACACATTAGTGGCCCCATATGCATCATTGGCGCTTGTTAGTCGCTGCTTCCATGCGTGTGTAATATAGATCATGCCAGCATCACGGTCTTCTACTAACTGAATGTGTGCCTGCGGATGATCATAACCAAAGTCCATACCATCAATAACAAACCAGTGGCCCTGTATGTCCGGCATATCACAGACTATAAACTCTTCAGACAGATCATAGATACGACCGTGACCAAGCATCGGTATACCTTTGGTTCTCATACCCCTTTGGTGTGCGGGATACTGTTCAAGCATACGGTCCTGCTTTTCTTGCGTCATGTGCGGCGCATCTGCCCAACCCTTCTGAATGAAGTATTGATCTGGACTTGGGTTGTCCATGAACTGTACGACTAATTCAGTACGTCCGTTTTCTGGTGTGAATGTATATATACCACGACCGCCCGCACCTTTATCACCGTTAATGGTTCTTGTAAGAACTTGCGGCCTTATTGCCTGGTCCCGTGGCTCTTCATCAATATGATACCAATCGACAACATCACCCATAATTGCGTGTTGACCTTGACTGTATGACCAGAACTGAATACTTGATACTTCACCAGATGAATGTCTAACCCTTACCGTCCTCATTGCGTTGGGCGTACCCGTGGCGCTTTCCCACGACAGTATGCGATCTTTAGGAACTAAGCCGCCCTCAAACTCTCCGCTAACATATTTGCCAAAAATAGCCGTTTGCAGTAAGTCGCGGGTTTTCTCCATTGAATAACCCAACCCCCAACACAGCGGAGCAAAGTTAAACCTATGCCCGCCCCATCCGTCGGGATAGTCACCAGTAAGGTGAGTGGCGTCTATATAAGTACCGCTATATGTTTTACCGATCTGATTAGCAGCACACAAGCACACTTCGTAAAAGTCTGACGTTTTATTAATGAAGTCAAGCTGCCAACCATACAAAGACTTATAGACCTTAAGAGCAATCTTATTTTTATCGCGCCTAGCCTTCTCAATAAGAAGTAATACAAGTTCCTCTTTCTGCTTTCGCGTCAGATGACTATGATTCATCGGCAACACTTAATGCAGCAAGCTTTGCGTCTAATTCCGCATCACTTAGATTAGTAACCTGAATAGGCCCACCATTAGCCCCTGTAATCTCTTTTTTGTCAGTTAATGCACCCTGCCTTTGCATGGCTAACTTCATTGCGTCCACACGGTTATACATCCGAAGATCTGTAATGTTACCATCTTTATCTAATTTGACGGATTGAATAGATCCTCTCACATGCTCTGGGATGTCCTCTAAGCGCTTACATGTGGCAAGCACCACATTGCTATCAACTATATCTTTTATCTCTGAGTCTAGGTATCTGAGGCTTAAGATGGTAGTCTTGGTGTCTCCACACTTAATACTGTCCATATATTCCCACACTTGAGTCTTTTTTAGCAAGGTCGATGCCATTACAGATGCAGAATTTCCAGTCTTAGCATTATAACCAGCCTCTAAATAACATTCGGGTTTAGTCTTCCCGTGAAGGGGTATTGTTAGCACCAAATTAGCAAACTTAAGCTCTCTTTCAGTAAGCCTTGCACAGCAATCCTTTTGCTCTTGCGTAAGCTCACATGTCATCTCCTTAATAGCTTTCTCAACATCTCCTATTAAGTCCTTACCCTTGGTTTTTGGTTTAGTCATCGTCAATTCCTCCCCATCTTGGGCTTAGTCCTGTGCAATATGCCTCTACTATCCTGTGACATTCGTAGCAGTATTCTTCGTTAGTTGCTTTTTCTTCTTTACATCTAACACAGTTACCATATTTATCTGTGTCTCCATCAAATAAGTGTGCAGCCATAGTACTAACGTACTCAAGCATTCCAGCCATATCTATTAGATTTATTCCAAAAACAACACCGGCATCCATATTACTTGATATCTGGAATTTTCCATCACCCTCATAAATAAAGTACAGTAATTTACTGCTGTCTGGCGCTCTTACTGTGATCATTTCACGATCTTTGTGGACTGATAGCTCATACCCTTTAAACATCTCCGTATTATTATCAGTCTTTGGCTTTGTCATTACTCATATCCTTTATCTTTGTTAGACACTGTATTAACTTACTCATTATCAACACCCAAGAACTCACAAAACTCCTTATCCCCAATCAAGTTACACAAAACATTCATTAAATCATCAAGAATCTCTGACGTTCCAACGCTTAAATCACCGCCTGCGTGCTTATGTGACTTTTTCAAGACCACCACAATTTGATCTCTAAATACATTAAGGTTCACTGCTTCTCCAAGCTTTAAAGCCCTGTCGCTGTCTACCGGAAAGCCCGTTACTAATTTTTTACTCATCTCTGAAAGCTCAATATTTATAGTATCACTCATTACTTTGCTCCTTCTTGAATTCATCTAACTCATACAATGCATCGAACAGATTAGGGTAATTATTATTAAGTTCGGGCGTATCAAAATACACGTCCACATTTTTAGCAACTTCCCTTAGTAGTGTTAGCTCTTCTCCGCATCTGAAATCTAGTTCTTCCTTCTCCCATTTAAACAATAGATGCGGAATAGATGTTTCAGGTTCTTTATTTTCAGCATTTACACCAGCGGAATATTCACTAGTTCTGTATAGTTCATCTGTAGATATAGGTCTTGTTTCTGGATTGTATCCATCACATTCACTAAGATAAGACAGCATGCAAGCTATCTTGCAATCAATGAAACCATGCTTGTATTCCATATCTGTGTTTTTCTCTTTAAGCTTTAACTGTATTTCAGCCAAACCGTCTATAATATATTTCTTATTCATTTCCCCTAGCCCCTTACCCTTTAAGCGTTATCTATTACCGCCTGTGCAGCATCTAGCTCCGCTTCTAACTTCTCAATATTTTGCGGCGTTGTAATCTTACGCATAAATATGTCCCATACATAACTAAAACCAAAACCATTTGCTTTAGCTGTTATCATGGCTCTGTGAAGGTTTATCTCTTGCTGATTCATCGTTCATTTTCCTTAGTGCGTTTATGATCTGTTTTTGTATTGCCTTTCCGTTGTTTCCCATGCTAATTATACCTTATTGCTATTAATATTACATTAGAGTTAATCCTACACGTTATCCATATTTAATCCTTAATATTCATTATTGCTCTACCAATCGCCTCGGGTATTTGTGGTACCACTGCGTTACCTAATCCTCTAAGTCTGTCCAGCCTACCGGAAACCCCATCATCTGCTCCACAAAGAATGGGTTCGGATAAATTGAATCTTCTTTTTTCGTTCTCAGAACCTCGCATAAATTCGACTTGTTGTTTAATACATTCCGCGATTTTGGCGATCCTCTCGCATCGCTTACCGTTGGGGTCGGAAGAATCACGCCCTCTTGATACACTAGCTCGGCTAAAGCTTTCTCCAGGTTCCTGTTTTTGTCTCTCAGCCTGTTTCTTGTGATCTTGCAGCTCATTGATGCTCTTGGGGTAGGCAATAATCCACACTCGGTCCCTTTGGTGAGGTGCGCCAACGTAGCTAGCTGGTATGCAGTGCCATTGAGCATCATACCCGATCTCGGCCAAGTCATAGAGAAACTTAGCAAACCATCGCCCTGATTCTCCAGCAAGCAAACCTGGGACGTTTTCAAAGATTGCGTACTGTGGTCCACACTCGCTAATAACTCTAAGCATCTCCCTGTATAGACTGGATCGCTCACCCTTAAATCCTGCCTGCCCCCCCGCTTGTGACAAGTCTTGGCAAGGGAATCCCCCGCAAACAACATCAATTGTTCCTCTGTACTGTGTTCCATCCAACCCCCTAATATCATCATGTATATGCACATTCGGCCAATGTTTAGATAATACTTTTTGGCACTTCGGATTAAATTCGCAGAAAGCTACAGTCTTCATTCCTGCCCTTTCAAGACCTAAGCTAAAGCCGCCAATACCGCTAAACAAGTCTAATACTTTCATTAGTATTTAGTATCCATAATTACATCAATCAAACTCAAATCGAATGGCAGTATATAACCGTCCTCAATCATTTGATCTGTCATTTTTTTGAAAAGATCTCTTTGCATACCATATTCATCAGTAAACCTGTGTCTGAAATGCGTAACATTCAAAGGATTGTTGCTGTGTACGTCGTGTAGATCAACACAAAGAGGTAACACAAACACTCTACCTATATGTACCTTATTGTGTTTATATGACCTACCTACAACGTGGTGGCGCTGCAGGTCACTTCGCCCAGTTACAACACAACCGTACTCAGTGACCATACCTAACCATTTTTTTTCTTTAGCTTGATTCATATTATTTGCTGTAAAACTCGTCAAATTCAGGAAGCTTAGGAGCATCTACAGGATGCCACAGCACGCCCTCTTTATCTGCTGTGTCCTCATCCTCTTGCCTCCATTGTATTGCTGCTAGCAAGCCGTATTCTTTGCTATATACCCATACATATTCACCAACAACAGGTGTATGCTCTACAGCTTTAAACCAGTTGTCATGAGTTACACAAGGCTTAACCCCGCCAGTTAGATTTTTTTTTGTATCTTCCGTTGTTGCTACTAAATCCATTTCAATATCCATTTGTATTTCCTTTATTTTGTTTTACGTTGTGTGTGTTTTCTTTTATTTTGTTTCTTTTATTTTGTTTATCTTCTCAACTTTCTCTTGTATGCAGCAAAGTACGTATCCCATTACTGACAATGTTGCAACAAGATGTATTTGTACTTCTATTAACAAATCAATCATTTTAAACTCCCTTGTTTAATAAGTTATTTAAACATCTCTCTTGCTTCGTTAATGCTTTGACCGTTGCTTGCAATAACCATGTTTACAGCTTTATAAACTTTGAATTCCTCGCCCTCTTCAAGCGGATCATTCTCAAAGTTAAATGAATCACC